GTCACGACGTAAACGCACTCCGCGGACGGTCTGTCTTTCACTGGCGCACACGCATAGTTAGTTGTATATAACTATACTAGAACATATGTTCTAAAAAGATGCAAGAAAAAAAAACGAACACCCTTTCGGGTGTCCGCTTGTTTTATTTTTTTTCCTGTGTAAACCAGTCCAGCACATATAATTCATCAAAATTAAAATCGCCTGTTATTGTCTTTCCTACTGCGCTTGTAGTTGTACATCGAATGTCAGAATCAGATAAAGCATATTTTAAAAATATGACATTATCACTACTATATGCTGTTGCTACAGGTATTAATACCATACGTGAAACATATAGTAACCACTTCGGAAGAGTGATGATAGTTCCTGTATTTTTTACTGTACCGTTAATAGCTAAGTGTGAGTTATAAGTACCAAAACGTAAATATTGTGATGATGGTGTGAAATTGTCGGTATTTACTGTACATACTTTTTCAACGGAACAGTCCTCATAATAATTACCCAGTGTGTCATTGTCTTTACTTATTAATTTGCTTAAAATGTATTGTGCTAAATAAGGAGAATACGCAGTTGATGGGTGTGTTCCATCAGTATAATATTTTGTCTGAATTGTTGAATTATACGGATTTAATAATGGTGCATTTCCGTATAAGTCGATAAAATTCCAGCCAAAATTTTTGCAATGATTGTATAAAGTTCTTATATATGCCAATAATGGTATTTTAGCGTTGATTATTTCAACACGTTTTTTGAGAGGACTTAAAAAATATACTTCGGCATTATTGTGCTTATTTGCCCATGTGTTATATAATGAATTTAGTGCGCCTATATATTCAGTTGTAACATTTGAAGAGTAAGAATCGCCTATATTAATTTGTTTGTTAAAATCATTAATTCCGCAGAAAAATATAATAATATCATATTTCCCTGTTTCACTAGCAAATTGTGCTGCTATTTGAGTAGTATCATATCCAGATGTACTTTTGTTCGTAATAGTAATGTTTTTAATTTCTGAACATAATTTACGAAAATTTTTAACCCAGCAATCATAAGTTGAAGCGTTTTCATCGCTTATACTGTCACCCATTATTAATATTTTTTTATTTTCCAGAACATTTAAGTAGTTTAAAGGCACCACAGTATTTGTGATAATAGATTCAAGTTCCCCTGTTTCTATCATATTTTCAAGAATTTTTTTAATATCGTCATCAACATTTTTTAATTTTTCATCCAATAATGCTGTGCTTAATTTTACCGTTTCACTTAATGATTTATTATCTTTATAAATTTCTTTTATTTTTTGTAAAATCCAATCAGCATTTAATTCGTGAAAATTCGTGTAAGGATATATATTCAACATAATCAATTTCCTTTCTAATATATTAACAAACAGAATCTTTCTTTAAAGTCTTCGCATATCTTCATCATAGTATTCGCATATTCCAATTCAGTCCACGCTTTCAATCCTTGAACTCCGTCTGTATAAGTCCTTGTTATTTTCTCATTAATTTTTTCATGTCCTGACGTTGTTGTATCTGAATTTGTATCATGTGAAGTTTCTGAATTACTTGTGTTTTTCTCAGCAACATTCGTAGTATCAGAGTTAAAACCTGCCACAGCTTTTACATATGTATCATTGTCATTTATAGTATTGTTAATCTGACTGCTCACAACAATATCTGGTGTCCTTGTATTTTCTCTAGTATACGTTTCTGTTTTACCTGCTGTTGTGCTGATTTCTTTCATCTCTTTTTCTGTTTTATACACATTTTCCCAGTATGGCAACATTACAGTAGACCATTTATTGATAGCATCGCCTAAAACGTCTGGATTGCTTATATACACTTCCAATTCGGCACAGTCGTATACAATAAAATCAGCGATGGTTTTCACATCAATCCCCGATGGCACATGTAAGTTATCTGTTAACAGTGTTTCGTTCCATGTCATTAGACCAATCAGACTAATTGTTAGAGCTGGCATTTTTCACCCTCCAATCCACTGATATTTCAGTTCCAAACATATTGTTAACTTTTTCAATGCTCTCCTGTAACTGTTCTAACCAGATTTCACATTTACTTTTCGACTCGAAATTGTTTGCATCTGCTTCCGCTTTAATAAGTCTTTCTTTTTTATCGCTTCTTACGTTGTTAATTCCAATGTCATTGTCAAACAATTCTTCCCACCGTCTTAATGTATCCTGTAAATCGTTCGCAATGTAATTGTTTTTCAAGTCTCGAGAAAATGTGTTCCATGGTTCTATTTCACTACCATCATTCATTCTATTTTTTAATTTTTCATCATAAAAGACAGCAGTATTTCCTTTCATAATATCATCCATTATTCTTTTAAGACTTTCTGCGCCGCTTTTGTTTTTTGCACTGAAAACATATGCAAGTTTACTATTTGCGATATTTACAAGTGCACTCTCTGCCGAAAGTGCCATATTATCCGCATAATATGAAACAATATCAGTAATACCCATCCAGTCTGGTGTTAATCTTATTAGCTCACACTGTAATCCAATTTGCGGTGTTAAAAAACCTTTTAATAGTGGATTGACAATAATAGCATGAGTTGGTTGGTAGTATACATTATACCCCTGTAATCCACAACCCTGACATATCACTCCGAATTTGTCTGTTTCTACAACTGCGATAAAACCCCATGTATATAGTGTATACAGAAAATAGCTTTTTGACCACTCTTTCGGCAATTTCCATTTAAAAACACTCATGGCTTTCTGTAATAGATATCTTTTAAAATATGCTGTTAATGCTGTGTTTTTGCAATGTAACGTTGACGGTGACACTTGACCATAACAAGCATTAATCACATCAGAGCCTATAGGCGCACACAAATTTCCATTATACATTTTTCATCACCCCTTTAAATAAATATTAGCCCATTTCTGTGCGTATTGATATCTCACTGGCTGTTTCCAAACTGCCGGTCTTAAATAATTTCGGGCAAATGCATACACTAAATCTTCTAACAGATAACCTTTTGTATTAAACGCCCACTCTTTGAAACTGATAGGATATTCTGAGGTAGAATACCATTGTTTTTCAATTCCGAGTGACGCTTCACCGCTTGCTTCCTGATATTCCGCGAATATAACTGCTAACTGTTTGTTTCCGTCATACCAGTCATCATGTTTTCCATATAAAACGTCAAGTACAGAATATAAATCACTTGCAGGAGTCCACTGAACTAATCCGTGTCCTGCTCCTGCTGATGTAGTACCGCCGCCAACTTCAATAAGACCGGGATTCAATGTACTTTCCCCTTGCATATTGCCTAACAATGCCATTACACTGTTTACATTCCATTGTAATTTCTGATAGAAGTAATCATACACTAAATCTGCATTTTGTTTCATTTCAGATTCGCTTAAATAACCTGATGTAGTATCAGTTACTTTTGTAATCCAGTTTCCTGACGGTGTTATAGGTTTTCCACCTCCTCCACTCTGTTTTCCCAGCACATAAAGTGCAAGTGCAATGCTATTTTCAGGGAAATAACTACGCATAATAAACACCACCTTCCAAAAAGTTTTTAACTTCATCAATCTCAGAATCAAACGCTCCTTTTAATGGTGTCGAACCATTTTCAACAATATAATACCCATTGCCGAGAGTTGCAAAAGTATTGTTTTTGCACAATGGTCTACCATTATCAGCATTATCTTCATCAGTTATTAACCGACTTTCAACAAAACATCGTAGAGGTGCACTTTGACCGAGAGTGGAACCTTGCATACCTTTTTGAGAAACTTCTGGTGATAATGTTTTTAAAATTGCATTACTGATGCCAATTCCTGCGCCTATGAAATTTCCAGAAAGTCCTGCTGACGTGGCACCTAAAGCTGTTCCTATTGAACTAGCATAATCTGTTTTAATATCAGACACTGAAACGTCAAAACCGACTTTTCCATATACGCTTCCAATTATATACGTTGAATCATTTCCACGCACAATAGAAGCTGTCCAGTTAGCAATTCCAGTGCGATAATCTACATATATTTTGTTCCGTATAGTTTCATCTTTTTTTACTTTTGACGCGTCTATTTCCATAAAGCCGAATGGAGGTGTATATAATCGAATATTTCTATATGGATAACAATTTAAAAAATTTCCTCTTGCTATTTGAGGGTGAGAATCTGGTACAACATCAAGGCTAAATTCCTTGTAATAGTCAGAATCTAATTTTTTAAGACCACTAGGTAAATCTACACCCCACCAGCCTATTGTTACTCCTACCATATCAGTGCCGGATATTCCGAATGGATACCATCGGACAGAAGTTATATATTGTGATGGATTCATAACCATTTTTGCGATACCATCTGAAATATCAGTTCCAGAATTCATCCATTTAATATCAGAAAAAACAGCACTTGCAAATTTTTGGAATTGTGCAGGATTAAAACCGTAAAAATTAGAAATCCCGTTTTTATTAACAATTCCAATTACATAAGTTCCTGACAAGCCAAAATTCTGCTCTAATTGCCAGAAATAACCTACGGTTTTAATACTTCTATTTTGCTGAGGTTTCATAGGATAAAGGCTGTCTATTATATCACCGTCACTTGAAGTACTCGCTCTTAAAATATAATAATTATTTTTTTCTATAATTTCTTTATATGTTGCGAGCACATCAACTTTCAACTCTACATACCATAACGCATTATTATTTCTCCAATTTTTCACCCAGTAATACCGTTTAAATGCAGGGATATAGCAGTAGTTAAGACCAAAAGGTGTAGCTGTCGCGTCATTATATTGAATTATAATAACAGGTTCAATAATACTTGTATTTTCTTTTACTGTGCAGTCAAAATCTCGTGACTGCGCACTTTCATCAGGTTTAAAAGTAGAATTTTTCTTTTTCCCCACCGTATAAAATTTTACTTTAAAACTCATATTTTTCTCCTATTTATAAAAGGGAGGTAAAACCTCCCTTAGTTTTAGTCAAGTAAAAATACAAGACCGTTTTCTGTAAAATCGTTATAATATCTATCGTTGAAATGCCACCAGATATTGCTATAACCGCCTCGTGCATTGAACGGGGTAGGACTTGACCATTCCGCAACCGTATTAATTCCGATTGCTTCATCATCGAAAAGAACACCCATAATATTAGAGGTTGCCGTTGCCGCTTCGGGAGAAGTTGTCTGTCCGTTTGCGAGCAGATATTTTGGAATGTTGTTAATTCCCATCGGGGTTTCGATAGATTGCCAGAAATTAACCGCTTCATAGTCAAGCAATTTCAGGTATTCATCATGGAAAACTCCTGATAATACAGATGTGTCAATGTTAATCATATCCGGTGCAAAAAGGTATAATTTCTGTCTGTCCGTTGGTGTATGTCTCATAATATTATGACCTGTGATATTCGTATGGAATCGCAAGCTACGTTCTGTCATAAGCTTCGACAATCCCATGATTCGTCCAAACATCCATTTACAGAACGGAACGAAATTCTCCGGTTTTCTCACTGTGTCGCTGTTCAGGGTAAGACCTGTTATGTCGTTATACTCTGTTACAAGGTGAATAACATTTACAGTATCACCCACAACTTTTCCGTTGATATAGTTCGCCAGAGTTGCACGAGCTGTAGTTTCATGCGCCTGTTCAATCATATCGGATGCATTACTCATCAGCATTGTAATAAATCTTTGAAACTCTTCTTCTGAACTTAATGCAATGTTCAACTGGTCACGGAAAATTGTAATGTGTTTTGAATAAACGTTCTGCCCGTAAATGTTAGTTTGCAGAATATCCGGTTTAGAAACAATCTGTGCGTCTACACTTTCCCCGTCCACAAGGTCATAACGATCGTCTTTCTCGAACGGCTTATCGCCAATATTTAATTTTCTTACATGGTTTCCATATGCTAAAGAATCCTTATATAATCCTTTGAACTTTCTTGTATATGGGCGAATTGAGAAAATAGTTCTTGTGAGAACCTGAGATACCGCGCCTAAAAGTGCATCAGCAGAAATTCCTAAAGCCACGTTTGCGACTGAAACGAAACTTCCTGTGTCAACTCCTGCGATGGCACTCTGCCCGGTTGCCTGTTTTACAATCGTGTTCAACACCTGTGCTGAGTTGAAGTTAGCAACAGACGGTGAACCCTGTGAAATACTCGTTACACTTGCCATTATTTATCCCCCCCGTTTGCTGTACCTGTACCTGTAGGATTGATAATTGATGCTAACATGTTATTAACATTTTCCTCGGGTGATATCTGTGGCGGCATAGGCTGTAATAATCCATAACTCTGTACCGCCTGAGTTAATTTCTGAATACTTCCTATCAGTTTATCATCGTTTGTCGGTGTCTGCGCTGGCACTGGCTGTACAACCTGCGGAACAACTGGTGTTGGAAGAAACGATGGTACATTCATCATCTGTGGAACTGGTGTCGGTGTTGGTGTCGGTGTCGGTGTCGGTGTCGGTGTCGGTGTCGGTGTTGGTGTCGGTGTTGGTGTCGGTGTTGGTGTTGGTGTTTCCTGTGATATACCACTTAATGTAAAAATTTCATTTTTCGTGAAGCCTGCGCCTGCGAGTGCTACAATCTGTTCCAATGTTACCATTTACTTTTCCACCTTTCTTATAAGATATTTTACATTGCAAAACCCTGCCACAATTTTTCCGTCTGGCAAATTACATTCGCCTAAAAGCCATTGGAGAGAAGAATCGGTTAAACCATATGAGAAGAAAATATGTCCTTTAGGCATGGTGCAAATTACAGATGAATTTGTGTTAGGTTGTGTGCGTAAATTAAGGTCTGATGATTCCGTGTCTACGAGAAATTCACCAAAAAAATCAGGGTGACAATGTAATTCTGTTACATTATCACAATTTTTTAAATCATCAGTTGTTACTATAGTAGCTGAGAGATTCATGTTATCACTCCTTACTGAGTTTATCGAGAAGTTTCTGCAATATGAGTGTATTGTTATTGAGTGCATCAGTCATCTTTGACATTTCTTCCTTGTGAGCGTTGGTTTCCTTATACCATAAGTAGAAAGTTACAATGAGACATGCAACCGGAACACCGAGATTAGAAAAAATTTGCGAAATTACATTAATATCCATTTTATCCCCCTTATATTATAAATGTTTCACGTGAAACGTTTATGATTAAGTCAGGAGATGCCTTTTCAAGATGCGAACAACATCGTGCACGAGGTTTCCGGCCTCTGTTCGTGTGCTAAAGACATTTGTTCTCCTGACAAAAACATTGTATCACATATGAAAATACGTGTCAAGTAAAAATTTCGATTCAATGTCCTCAAATAATATGAAATCATTCAAGTATGCATAATTCCATACCCACGAGTAATGTTTTTTGAAGGAACGTATATTTTTTTCTGATATTGATGTGTAATTTTGTTCTGGAACACCTTGCTTATGTTTTGAAACATATATTCTTTCTTGTGATTTATGCTGATATATTGCAATTTCTGAAAAAAATACAATGGGTATGTATTCTTTAAGATTCTGTGGTTTAACGTCTGAATAATCCGCATCGTAAAACTCGTTACCTAGCGCAAGCTGTGAAAAACCGCTGTCTTTTCCTACCATTCTATATAACGCAGTATTTTCTTTTTGTTTCGAGATAGGACTGTTACAGAGATTAATGAGACATATTCCTCTATCTTTCAATAGAGCAATTTCCTGTCTTTTTCGTGACATTTCCGAAACTTTTCGTATTAACCCTAGTTCTGCGAATATCTCACATCCAACGTTATCGGAGTTAGAAAAGCAGAATACTTGTATAGGTGAGAGTCCTTTTAACTCACGGTTTCGATTCATAGTCTCATATCCCTGTAAGAATGATTGTGCTATACCTCGTGGTGATTTATCGTCTTTTTGAGGGATAAATTCATCATACACCCACATAGAAACGTCCTCTGCGGAAAATCCACGTAAATTTGATAATGTAGTTATAGCAGACGCATAACCGCGTATATTGCCCGATGGTATACTTTTTCCTTTTTCATTTATCTCACAACTATAGAAACCTGCTATATCATTCACAGGAAACGGCTGTATATTCCACCCTAAATCTGAATTTAATGCTTTAAATGGTGATAGTTCTTTTTGTTTTACTTTATCAAGCTGAGTTTGTTTAGTTCTTGAATACATGAATGTTATATTATGTTCAATCATATATTTAAGCGAACCATAAGTTTTTCCTGTACCCCTGCCGCCCCAGATAAAATTAAAAGGGTAGTTAATATTAACTACCCTTTCAAAGTTTAAATAGCCGTCACGAGAATACAGGTCAATCCTTGACATATTTTGCCGTGATGAACTCACGGTTATTTTTGCTTTTTGCGGTTACTACCTCAAATGCGTAATGACGTACACTGGATTTTTCCGCCAGTTCTGCGATAGAAGAAAATGTGCGAATGAATGATGGGGAGTTAGTTGTCATTACAAAGCCTTCATCAGTGAGGATTGTAATAAGTCTTACCATATTTCCGTTCGCGTTTTCTTCTTCATAGACCGCATATTTATCAGTATGGAACTGCTGACCACTAAAATCTTTTACGCCCTGTCTATCTGGTGACTGAAACATATCGTAAGATAAGTCCATATTCCAGTCATTGTCTCTGATGTTTGTTTTGATAATTTCCATTGTTTGTTCTCCTTTTTGTTTAATGTTTCACGTGAAACATCACGTGCATGTTATTAAGTTTTTTTTGTGTGGTATAAAAAGAAAGGCTTTCAACGTCAGCCGACTAACGTTGCATAATTAATGAAATCTTCATCAGTCATTTTATACTGTCGTGATTCAACAGTTGTGTTCACGCTGACAACTTCTTCATCATCTGGTTTCATGGCTTTCATAATTTTCGTAGAAGTCCACGCAGAACCAATGAATTTTTTTTCAATGGTTCGCTCAATACCATTAATGTCTCTGACAATCATGGTTGCGTTAGTTGTTACAATTGTTCTTGTCATGTTTTTTTTTCTCCTTTTATAATGTATTTGTGTTTCCTTGTTACGATATTATAATAGCATTATTATTTTATAATGTCAAGAGAAAAAAGTTATTAAAAACTATTGACATTTAATAATATTGTGGTATAATATGTTTATAAGATAAAGAAAAAAAAAAAGGAGAGATGAACATGACAGTAGAGGATTTAATAAACAAAACAAAAGAAAACTATGAACTTGCTATGGAATGTGGGGACGATTATCTTATTTCAAATGTGCTTAAAGGTTATGAAACATTTTCTAATTTATTCAGATTAGATATGATAACGACAGAAACTTTTGACAAATATTTTAATAATCTATATATCATGGCAAATAATGTATGTGTTAAATATTTACAAGATAATAAAGAAAAGAATGAAAGTGTAAAAATGATAATGAGTATGCCTTTTATATAATAAAATATTAACAATTAAGCAGTTATTAGATAAAACAAAAGAAAAATGAGATGTGCATATTATATGAGTGTTAAACTGATGTTTTGCCGATGAAAAATAAAATAAGGAGGTATTATATTGTTTGATAATATCATTTACTTTTTAGGCGGTATAGCGATTGGAACATTAATGGCATATATCGCAGAAGCTATAGACAATTACAGAGAGGAAAAAAATAAACATGAAAAAGACAATTAGCATTGCTCTTGAATATGAACAACTAAAACAGATTGATTGTATTGCGAAAGAACTAAATATGTCCAGAAGTTGCACATTGTCATTAATTATTAATAACTCATCACTGATTAAAAATTTTGATGTGTTCAAATCATTATTGAAAGGGGGTGAGAAAGTTGGCTAGAAAAAGTGAAAGTAGAATAATACTTGAAACTCGTTATAAAAAAAGTAGAGAAAAACTACTAAAACAGATAACAGCAATTAAGAAAAGTCCATATAAAAAGGACGTGGAAAGTGCTATTGCATATATCGAACCTCGAATACCCGCAGTTTCTAATATTAGAACAAAAAGGGATTTAGAATTTGCCCTGCGTGAAGTTGAGAGTGCGCTTAAACAAAAAAGATTTGTAGGTGCTGAGAGAAAACGTATACGTTCAAAACGAACGGAATATTTAAAAAATACATTAGAACTTCCTATTAGAAATTATAGAGATGTTAAAAAATTTGATAAATTTCTAAATGATGTAAAAGACTTTTCATTAGAAACTATATATGATAGTGAACGAGCTATAACTATATTCGAAAAATATCCCACATTATCAAATAAGGAGTTAATAAAAAAATATGATGAATATAGACGTGTCATTAATAAAAGACCGAAAAGAAGTTTCTAATTTTATAAAAAACATCCATCCCACACATAATAAAAAAGGAAGACATAAATACGACAAAACAGTGTATAAAAATTGTATTTGTGCTTTTGATATTGAAACTACACGAATAAAAGAAATTGAACAAAGTATTATGTATATATGGCAATTTGCAGTTATGGATATGGACACACGAGAAATACAGTCATGTTACGGGAGAACGTGGGACGAGTTCAAATCATTTATACACGACATTAATGACGATTTTTATACGTTATTGATATTTGTTCAAAACCTCAGTTATGAGTTTCAATTTTTCAGACATATAATTGAAATAAAAAAAGATAAAGTATTTTCATTAAAACCGCGTAAAATATTACGTTGTGAAAGTGGCAATTTAAGATTCCAATGCTCTTATTTACAGACTAACAAATCACTTGACAAATTTACAGCAGACATGAATGTAAAACATAAAAAATTATCTGGTGTCAAGTTTGACTATAGTAAAATTCGATATCCCTGGACAAAATTGGATTTATATGAAATAGGATATTCGATGTATGATGTTATAGGATTATTAGAAGCTATGTATATAAGAATAACAAGTGAAAATGATAGTTTATACTCATTGCCTCTTACAAGTACAGGTTATGTTAGAAGAAAAGCAAAACAAGCTATGAAAAAATACAACTATAAACAACTTCATAATATGATGTGTGATGAAAAAATATATACCATGTTAAGAAATGAATTTAGAGGTGGGGACACACACGCAAATCGTTATCATGTGAATAAAATATTGAAAAATGTAGCAAGCTATGATAGGGCAAGTAGTTATCCCGATGTGATGCTTAATTACCAATTTCCTATGTCACCTTTTGTACCACGATTAATTAACGATATTAACGAATTAGAAACGCTATGCGAAAAACGAAATTATTGTTTTTTAGCTGAGTTCACAATTGAAAACTTACAACAAAAAGATATATATTATGGTGCACCGTATCTGAGCAAAGATAAAGCAATGGAAATTGTTAATCCAATTATTGACAACGGGAGAGTATTAAGTTGTGATAAATGTGTTTATGTTTTCAATGATATTGATTGGAAAATCATAAAAACAGAATATACAGGTCAAGTTAAAATAAGAAATGTATACACTGCTAGATATAATTTCTTGCCTAGTTCATTACGGGAATTAGTTGTTACGCTATTTCACGATAAGACAAAACTAAAAAATGTTAAAGGAAAAGAACTGGACTATATGAAAAGCAAAGAACTTATTAACGCGTTGTATGGTATGTGCGCTCAAAATCCAGTAAAACCAGAAATTTTATACATTGACGAAATCGAAAAAAGTTTTGATGTTGAAAAAGATATTAACATTAAAGAAAAACTAGAAAAATATAATAAAAAAGCATTTCTACTATATGCATGGGGTTGTTGGGTAACTTCATTAGCACGATTAAAATTAAAAGAGATGATTAATATTGTTGGCGATAATTTTGTGTATTGTGATACTGATTCAGTTAAATTTATCGTTTCTAATGATTATGGTGATATTGTCAAAAAAATAGAAAAATATAATAAAGGTCTTATGGAACTAAGTATTTCTAATAATGGATATGCTATAGATACAAAAGGCAAGACACATTATTTAGGTGTATATGAATATGAGGAAACATATAAACGATTTAAAACACTAGGGGCAAAAAAATATGTATATGAAGATGAAAAAACAGGAAATTTACACATTACAATCGCAGGAGTGCCTAAGAAAAAAGGTGCTGAGGAACTCGAAAAAATTGAAAATTTTAAAACGGGTTTTGTATTTTCACGCACAGGTAAACTCGAATCAGTTTACAATGATTTTGATTACGGGTTATATAATCCAGATGGACAAACAGGGCATGATTTATATATTACTAGTAATGTCGTTTTACGAGACATTACCTATCAGATTGGATTGTCAGCAGAGTATATGAGAATACTTGCAAGCGTAGGGAATTGGCATGATTTTATTGATAGTATAAAAATGAAAGGAATGATAGAATGAAATGTGATAATTATGAGGGATTCAAATGCTTAGAATGTAAAAGAAATATTTGTAAATATTGTAAAAATAAAAATTGTAATACATGTTGGAATAAAGAAGAATGTAAGAGATATAAAATATTAAAAGTTTTTCTTAAAAGTTCATACTATTAACAAAAATGCCGTCACATCATTGTGGCGGTATTCTTTTACACTCATATCGAACATATGTTCTAGTATAGTTATATACAACTAACTATGCGTGTTCGCCTGTGAAAGACAGTCTGTCCGTGTGACAAAGACTGTGTGTCCGTGACTGACGGACATTTTGGGGGAATTTGTCCTCCTTCATTCCCTCAGCGGCACCCAAAACCTCACGAAAACCGTCCTCATTCACGGCGATCGCCACCAAAACAGCAA